GGTTTGCTTGCACCGGAACCGGGGATCCGACAGCCTCGTCGATGACGTTCGGAATCGAGTTGGGGCCAGGCGCGGTAGTCGATATATATGGCTTGCAAGTGGAGCCGCAGGATAGCCCATCGCTTTATAAGCCCAGCACGACAGGCGGATGCTACGAGAACGCTCGTTTGCGCGACGATATACTTTCCTTCACAACCACGGACGTAAATCGACATTCGGCGACGGTCAATATCCTTTATGCGAACAATCTCTGATCTGAAGGAACAAAGCGTCACCGACACTCCGTTAATCGTGTTCAACTGCGTCCTTTCCAACGGGCAAACGGAATACTGGTGTACACACACGGTGACAGCGGGAGGAAATACGTACGCCTCGCGGGTGATCCAGCATAGCGCTTTCGATATTCAAACGGCGTCGGACCAAGGGATCGATGGAAGCCCGCAAATCTCGATTGTCCTCGCGAATGCCGATTCACACTTCTCGGAAATCCAGCGATCCGTTGGATGGAAGGGCGCGCACCTCACGGTGGGCGTGCTCTTTTACGATCTGCCGAACAATGCCGCTCTCACCGATATCGCAGTGGTCTTTCAGGGAATATGCAATCCTCCGGACCGAAGCGACGAATCCACATTTCGATTAACGGCCCTGAATCGCATGAGCCTGCAGAGGGTGTTTCTACCCGAGGTACAGATTGAACGGCGCTGCCCGTGGCAGTTTCCGGCGACACCGGCACAGCAAACAGAAGCTGTTGACGGCGGAGTCAATGGCAAATACTCCTTGTATTACCGCTGCGGTTACTCGGCTGGCCTTCCGGGTGGAATGGGAAACCTAAACGGCGCGGCTCCTTTCACGGCCTGCGGGTATACGCGTACCGACTGCCAGGCACGGGGCATGTTCACGCGATTCGGAGGGTTGGAATTCATCCCCCCGGCAATCAGCGTCCGGAGCTATGGCAAGGGCTGGTCGACTTCGGCGGTGTCGATTAACCAGGCTCTCTATAACGACTATGTCCCGATGATTTACGGAACGGTCTGGCAACAGCCGATCATCACCTTCGCGCGGAATGACGGCAACCTGACCCGGATGGAGGTACTGCTGGGAATCGGTCAGATTCAGGGTGTGCTGACGGTGCTGGTGAATGACGTGGAAATACCGATCGGGGTGAGCGGCACTAATATGACCGGCACCGGTTGGTACAAGGTAGAGACGCTCGGGACACGAGACGGCGCATTGGATCCTAATTTCACGGACTCCAGCGGGGCACCTGCGGGCGATCCGTACGGGAGTATGGCATACCTATCGGTGGTGGTTCCGAACCAGCTTAACAATGGCACATCCCTTCCGAGCGTCGAAGTTTTGGTACAGGGGCTCCTGGTTCCGGTGTATGCGGCAGACGGGACCTATATCAGCGATCAGTTCTCGAGCAATCCAGCCTGGATTCTTCTGGATGTTCTGCGCAGGAGCGGCTGGTCGGCGGCAGAGATCGACGTTACCAGCTTCGCGGCAGCAGCAGCATACTGCGACGAGGAGATCGCGGCCACCGATGTTAACGGCAATCCCATCACCCTGCCGCGCTTTCAATGTAATCTGTTCCTGCAGAACAAGCGAAGCGCTGGAGATGTGGTGCGAGGAATTCGCAATTGTGCACGAATGTACCTTACTTACGGTCAGAACGGCACTCTCCAAGCGAAGATCGAGAATACGATAGCACTGGAAAGTCCGACTCAACCGGCATGGTCGAACAGTGATGAGCTCCTGAATGGCGGATGGCCGAGCTATGAATTCGGCGATGGCAGCAGCGGATTCTCGGGACTTATGCGCAAGGCGAATGGGACATCGAGCGTGGTAGTGACAGCGCGCAGTATCGCCGATACGCCGAACTGTATGTCGGTAGAGTTTCAGGACTCGTTAAATGGGTATCAGCAAGATAGCTATGAAATGGTTGACCCGGACGATATCGCGTTAACGGGGCAGACAACGTCTGCGACGTTGATGGCGCTGGGCCTGCCGCAGTTCGATCAAGCATCGCGGATTCTCAAATTCAATCTCGACAAATCGATCCTTGGAAATACCTATATAGCGTTTCAGACGAGCATCAAGACGTTCGGGGTTTCGCCGGGCGATCTGATCACGGTCACCTATCTCAAAGAAGGCTTCCTGCGCCAGCCTTTTCGAGTCCTAAGAATCTCGCCGGCGACCAACTATAGAACTGCGACGATCACGGCGCAACTGCACGACGATGCATGGTACGCGGACACTAACGGGCAAGCGACGTCCGCCGCAGGACAGGCCGGAGCGAACAATTCGGGCGTGGGACTACCGAATCCGCTATTGGGTAGCGTGGTCGACAGCAACGGAAATGTACAGTTCGGTATCGTCGAGACGGCCGCCACAAACAGCGACGGCACGGTGGAAGCCAGCGTGATCGTGGGCTTCATCGCGCCGGCCACGGTCATCAGCATCGGCCCGGGCGTTCCGCTGGTCAGCTTGTCGGCAACGGTCGGTTCCGGTGGGTCTCTTACCGGCGATCAAGTGCTCTACTACGCTGTGTCGGCAGTAGACGCCGCGGGTAATGAGAGCGCCTTGTCGTTCGTGGTCACTGCCGTGATCAGTGCGAACGGCAGTAGTGTGACACTCACCGGATTGAGTTTTGCGGCAGTGACGGCAGGGTTCAACGTATACCGCGGAAGTTCGCCAGCGAACCTGTTACGAGTTGCCTCGGGGCAGGCAATCGCCACGACTTTCACGGATGGGGGACTGACCGATCAATTGATTCCGCCACCCGACCCGGATTTCGATCACGCTAATTTCTACTGGCGATCGGAGTTGCAACCGGAGGTCGTCGTCACGGCCCATTCCCCTACAACGATCGGAAATGCAACTTTGCAGATGGCGGGAAACGCCTACGTGGGCATGACGGTGCGGATCACGCGCGGCACAGGCGCGGGTCAGGAACGCAGCGCAATTTCCAACAACGCTACGACAATAATGGTTTCGAAATGGGATGCCGAACCGGACGCGACGAGTTTCTTCACAGTGTCGGAGGCGGCATGGCACTTCGCGGCGGTCGCGGAGAGCAGCCCGATCCAATTCACAATTCCGAATCGGACTGGCGAGGTGGTGGAGATTACGGGTCGGGCGGCAAACGTCAATAATCTCGAGTGTTCACCGCAACTCTCGATTGTGACCCGGTGGACGATTGGCGGGTCGGGGAGCGCCGACACCCAGGTACCGCCCCAACCCTATTTTGGCTTGGGGCAGGACCTGCAAGGGGGATCGGTCGTGCTAAGCGGCGTGTCGTTCATGGATCTAACGAATACTGACGGTATATCGTCAGGGACGCTTACTCTTTATTATTGGAACGAGCTGCTGGGGACACCGTCTACAGTGCTCGCCGGCGCTCTTGGGGCGGCAGACGCAGCGCTGACACTAAACGCCGCAGGCTCCGCTCAGGCCGGGACTTATCTGCAGATCGACGGCGAGATCCTTAGTGTGACGGCAGGGGCCGGCAACGGCACCCAGTATAGTGTCACTCGCGGGGTAGACGGCAGTACTGCGGCAGCACACACAGCTGGGACATCCATCTATCAGCTAGCGAGCCAGACAACTATCGTGCCGTTTCCATCGGGCTTCTTCGGTAGTCCTTATAGCGGAAGTTGGAACTACCCGATCTCGCTACCAGATGTTCGCGTAGGAAGCGCGGAATTGTTCGTCACGAACCCACTCGGAAACAGCCCGATGACGGGCATATGCATGACCCACAACCAAGATAACGGTTTGCGGACTCTCTCCGGGGGACAGTATTCAATCCAGGTGGACGGGTTCCTGGCTGTCGACCAATGTGTAGCGCCGGCCATCGTCGTGGAGACCGCTCGTTCCGTACGCGATGTATTCGCAATTCTGGGAACCGCGGCCGATGCTAACGTGCAAGTACAGATCAACGTCAACGGCGCTGCGTACTGCACTGTAGCATTTGCGCCCGGAGCGATCGCCTCCAACAGCATACTTGGAAGCACTTTACCGCCCCTTCAAGCCATGTCGCAGATAACGGTTGCAGTGTTGTCAGTAGGGCAGACGAATCCCGGAGCAGACCTCACGGTGGTTATCCGACTCTGATGGCCGAACAACTCACCAAGCTGAGACCGGATCGGGACCTGCAGTGTTATTTCAGAGAGCCGTCAGCGATAGCGGCGCTTAGCCAGACGAGCCCAAGCGGGTTCACGGTATCGGGCTGTTGGAGAGATCCGTTCGACTGGGCGGTGCTGGAATGGAATCGCGACAACGTATTCGAACACCCCCTGCTTCGCAACTTACCCGATGGCAATTTGAGCGGAATCCAGGTGAGTTACCAGGAAGTTCGCAACAACTGTATTTCAATGGATTCCAGCCTCTATCCAACTGTGGAATGGCCATATCTGCGAATTTGGTCCGATGACGAAGGTGTTGAAACGCTTTACGATGTGCCGCTGGATGCTTCCAGTCCGGGCTACGCGGCTCCAATCGGCGAGTTCACCTCAGCCAATGCAGTGTTCCAACTGGGCGGACTGCCGACGCAGGGAGACTACATCGTCTTGGCGTGGCTGGATCAGCAGTTTAACTATCGTCTCACATCAGACGACACGCTGGAGACCGCAGCAGCTGCTCTGGCAGCGGCAATCAACCAGACCGGCGACGGCACAGTGAGCGCAGCCGCCAGTGGAGCCGGGATCACTCTTACTTACACCGCAAGCGCCGGTACTAACGCGAATCGAGTCGGCGTTTACGCGACAGTGTCTGGCGCGAATACCGAAACCTGGTCACCTAGCTGGTGTAATTTTAACGGGGGAGTATCCCCGGCGCAGTGGCAAGTGAGCCTCAATTTCGGTGCGCTCCAGGGGTTTGTCGACCCTGACCGCTCGACGCTTGTTCCCGTACCGACGCAGAACGTGCGAAAGCTGCGCTGGACGTGGGCGGCTGACTTGCAGACCGGGAACTTCCAACGAAGCGAGTTTTCGGTCGTCGTGACAAATTGGTCGGTCACGGGGGAAAATTTGGAATATCAAGTGGCTGGACCCGGGAGCTTCCGGATTGAGGACAGCGCCAGCGCGCTGACTTATTCGGAAGGAGGATGGAGCAGCGAGATCGGGAACTTTTCCGGGGGATCGATCCACTGGACGACTACGGCTGGGTCTTTCCTTCAGTGTACCTACAATTCGAGCGCCGACCATACCCTCTACCTCGGAACACGAGATTTGGCGTCTGGAGGACAAGTTTCCGTCCAGGTGGATACTGGCGCGCCGATTTCGCTGAGTTTGGCGTTACCGGGTGAGGATGTCCTTGTCCGAGTTCCTATCGGAATGTTTTCGGGGGGTGCAGCGCACACCGTCACGATCACTAATAATGGGGTCGCTGGAACTGATTTCTATTTTGATTTCCTAGAGGTTGCCGTTCCAACTTACGGTCTTCCAGATATTCCGACCTCTGCCACGACGACGCTGGCGACGGATTGGGACACAAACGTAAGCGTTCGGTGAACCGCACTTCCAGACGGGTGCCGATGCCCGGCATGATGAGTGTGTGAGAGA